ACCGGGCAAGTCAATTCTGCTTTTCAGGTTCGTCCTGGATACCTCATACCATATCGTCATGCGTATTTTCAGACGAGTGGGAAAGGGGAAATGCGGACTGTTGACAAGCTTTTGAATCCGGATCCTAACAAACGTAAGACCCGAACGTTTCTTGCAGGAGATATGATTCTGCAGATCATAGGGCTGATGTTGTATTCGGATCAAAACGACACGTTCCTCCAGATGGCGGCTGATAAGAATTGGAGTGCTGTTGGAATGTCTCCGTGGTATGGTGGATGGAATCAGTTGGCCACCTATCTGTTGAATGGACTTCCGCCGGAAAATGCGCAATTTGTCTGTGAGGACGTTTCGCATATGGAAGCATCGGTTAATGATGACTTTCAGACGGTGGAGTACAGGATGCGGAATCAAGCGCTATGTTTTGGGAATTTTACTGTTGGCTGCGGACCTGTGTCAGAGCTAGTTCGTGGCCAGTGGGCGAGTAACCTTATGAACTGGTACTTTCAGATGGTCACCTATTCTTACGTAATCGATGTATTTGGGTGGTTGCTGCTCGTTGTTGGTAAAAACAAGAGTGGGCAGTTCAACACCTTGATGGATAATACCTTGACTCTCATCCGGGTTGGGCTCTATCGGCTTATCCTCTCGCTCCACCAGGAGCTTGGGGTGTGGCCTACTTTGGAGCAGACTTTGGTGAGATATTGGGATACTCCTGCCAAGATGATGGGTGATGACTCAATCTTGGCTCATCGAGAGTGGCTCGAGTGGTCGCGCGCTCGAGCCCGCGATCTTGGATTCACGATTGAGCTTGAATGTCCGGTTGGACTATTGTTCGATGCGAAATTCTTGAACGCCGGTTTTCACCGTGCAGCGATGTTGTGGTACATGCGCCCTAACTTTGAAAAGATCCGGGCTTCGATTCTCTTTAATTGGAAGAGTCGGTCCTGGCGCTTGACTTATGTGAAGGTGTGTGCATACCGCATGTTGGTGTATCCATTTCAGGTGTATCGCGCTGAGGCTGATGGGATGCTTGACTATATTCTTCGTGTTCATGCGGAGGATATGAGGTTGGAGCATAACATGGACTCGCGTATC